GTAAACGTATCTGCAGAAGCAGTGTTTACAACCATAGTTTGACCGTTTGTTCCTCCTGCTAGGAAACCTGCAGATGAAACGTCACCACCATCAACGATGTCATCACCTGCTGCGAAATCAATATCTACAGTTGGTGATGTTCCGTTGAAAGCAGTTTCAACTTCAGCACCTGCAAACAATACTAGTGTGTTGGCAGGAATTTCTAGAAGCTGAAAGATATCCCCATTCGTACAGGAATATCCGTCTTCTACCATTTTAGCAATGTCAAGACGTGCTTCACGCATGTACATGCTCATTGCTTGGTGGCGTGAGGTAGCTGCTGCAATGCTGTCTGAATCGACACCAACAGTAGCTTTTGAGGTCATGTCAAAAGTAGCCATATCTTAATCCTCCCTTACGCTGCGTTGTATTTAGCAGTAGCGATTGCTTCTGGACGAAGAATCTTTCTGCCGTATAGATGCATACCACGAACAATGTCAGCAAAGCTGTCAGGGTCACGATATGTTTCTGTTTTGTTGATCTGCTCTGCAGTTGCTACAGCAGAATCATGACCTGCAACAATCACACCAAAGTTTGAGTTTTGGTTTGCTGTTCCTGATGTACCTGGACCAGTACCTACAGCAGGTAGGTTTGATGACACGTACAAACGGAAGCCATGAAAGTTGTTGATTACAAGACCGTTACGTAGTCCACCAGAATCACCGTAGTCTCCATTCATGAAGCGTGAATCTTCATCGGAAAGTATTTCCATGAACACAGGGTCAATTACAAGCCATCTGCCTTGTGAATCAACTTGTTGCTGATCAAGCAATCGTTTCATTCTTGCAACAACCATTGCAGGTGAAACTGTAGCTGTTGGTAGAGAAGTAGCACCTGGCATACGTGCAGTTACTGGGATTGAGTGATCCCCTGCAGATGACGTTGTGATGTTACCAAATGAACTCTTAATCAACTTCATGCTTGAAAGTAGTTCGTCTGAACCTGCAGTAGTTACAGCCTTTGTACCGTTTACTTGGTCATTAGCTGTGTCTGCTGTTGCATGTAGAGCAGATTGCTTGAAACCTGACAAATAACCAAGAACTTCTTGGTCATACTGATCAGCTAGTCTGTAAGCTGCACGATCCGTAGCGAGTTGCATGAAGTTCACATGTGAGTGAGCTTCTTCGATATCGTCCATCTTAAAAGCAAAGTAGTTGCTTTTGTCTACGACTAACTGAAAATCTTCATCGTCAAGGTCTTGTGCTGTAACTGTTGTGCCACGAGCATAAGCTTGAACTGAGATTTCAGGCTCTTTGATTATGCGAACAGTATCACCTTGTGCGCTAATCTCTCCGAAATAATCGGAGTTAGTTATGTCTCCTACAGTAGCAGCTTTACGGAACGCAAGCTGTACCTTCTTGGAGTAGATTATAGGACTAAAATTACCGTTAGGTAAATTCCCATAACCCGATGCGGTTTGAAAAGCCATTGTTAAATCCTCCATGATATTTGGCTTTGGGAATAAAGCTTAAACACCTGAAAGAGGCTGTACGTTTTCTAGGGTGCAGAAAGTATTAGGTTGCGCTACCGAATACCACTGGGCCTATACTTGTCCAGGTAGTTCTTTGTAGTTTAGACTTTTGGGTTGAAAGTATCTTTGAAGGTGGTCCTTACGGAGGCTTCAAGTCAGATACGAGTAGTTATATAGATGACTTTTAATATGTCAACTAATTATCATGCAGAACGAGACATGTCATAAACAAACTTGCCAGTACGCATAGCTTCGTTTATTTTGTCCTGCATTTCCTCAAACTCCTTATTAGACATTCTGGCTACATCAGACTCTTTTATTTGTCCTTGTGAACCTTCTGCGTCTATAGAAGTACGAGTTCCTTTTGCAACAGTAGATGCTGCAGCTTTCTTAGATTTCTTTTTAGCTGCTACGGTCATACCGTTGTCAATCTTGTATAGATCTATCACACGTACAACTGAGGCAGGATCATCCATGTTTTCATAGAGTGCATCTTTAACCCACTTGGGTTGTTCATCTGCCCAGTTGTGAAACTTATCTGACTGTCTTAGTTCATCAAAGTCTTCGTGAGTTTTACGAATAACATTCTCTGCTTTTACTCTTTGAGCCTCAGAATGTGCTTCATCTAATTCCTGTAGACGTGACTCAGCTTTGTTAAACATCTCTTGAGCTTTCTTAGCTGCAATCGTTTCAACAATACCTGCAACGTCTGGATACTGTTCTGCCCACTTCTCTATGTCCTCATCAGACTTAGGAGGAACAATACCCTCACGTTTACTCTTACTTTCTAGAGCATCAAACTTTTCTTGCCACTCTTTTTCTTTAGCAGCTAAGTGTTTGCGAATATCACCATAGCGTTTCTTAAAAGATTTTTCTTCAGCATCTAACTCGCTGTCATCGTCTTTCTGTGCTTTGGTTTCCTCTGGGGTTTCTTCTTGTTTGGAATCATCTGAGGCTTGAACTTCGGTGTTCTCAGTATCCTCGCTACTGGATTCCTCTTGTTCTTCAACTGTTTCACCACGAGCCTCTGCTTCTAGTCGGGCAATCTCTGCCTCTGCTTCTTCCATCTGTTTTTGTTTTTTAGCGTGGTTGAATCCACGATCTACAAAACCTGCTACTTTAGGTTTTTCCATTGCAGTTAGTTCAGGCATTTAAAGTTCTCCTTTATGTTGGGGCCAGGAACTATTCCTGGGTAGCCTTATAGTTATTATTACTTGTTGCCCTTTTTATTCATTAGTCCACCTTCGGCTCTACCGCCAATATTTACACCACCTACACCAGTTTTTTGTTCACGTTTTTTAAACGCTTTCATTTTTTCTCTTTGCGTTTTTTGATATTTTTTACGTTTATCTGCTTGTCTTTTTCTCAAAGCAGACTCATAACCTACATCTCCTGCTTTTTTACCTGTTGAGTCTGTTCTCGTTTTAACTAAAGCAGAAGGTCTAGTTTTTGGTCTAGGTGTGCTTGTTGTAGGTGTATATACATCCACTCCTGCAGGGGTAGTTTCAACTTTTTTACCACCTAGTATTTTGCCTATATCCCTATCTTTTTTCTTTTTATAAGAACCTTCAGTAGGATCAAACTTCATACCTTCAGGTCCTACTTTTTCCATAAATTTATTAAATGCGTTGTTATCTTTAAACAGTGGTTTATTATTTAAATCTACTGCATCTCTTTTAAGACCTATATCTTTGCCAGGATTATTTAAAACAATGTCCTTTGCAAGTCTGTCGCCATTTATTAAACCCTTGGGTGCAAATTTTAGATACTTATCAACAAATTGATCATATTTACTTTGTGCTTCTGCTATTTTTACTTCACTAGCTTTGTTATTTTTCATAATAATAATATTGGCAGCAGCTTGAGCAGCAGTACCTGCGTTCATGAGTAAACCCATACTACCACCAATGGGTTTTTTATCTAACATGTCAGATGTTCGTGATCCTAGATCATCCATGTCATTGTAATCAAACTTTTCCATCCATTTGTTAGGATCTGTTTCTACTGGTGGTTTTGAACTACTACCTCCTCCTCCTGTAACAGGAGTGGTAGTCACAGCTTTTGTTTCTGAATATCCCTCTTCTTCTTTAAGTCTTTTTACCTCTGCTGCGTCTGCTTCACTAAGAGGTAAACTAAATGTTCTTATCTCTCCGTTTGGACCATAAAGGGTCAGCATTGTCGGTTCACCTGTTACTGGTGTTATTGTTGGAGTTAACGAGGTTCCTGTTCCTGGGGTTCCTGCCCCTGGGGTTGAGGGCATAAAACTAAAACCTGCCCCATACTGAAAAGGGTTAAAGGTATTTTGTGCGTAAGTAGGTGCTTCTGTAACTGGGTTTCCTGACTGATAACCTTGCACCTGACCACCACTAGCCATACTCTGCATAGGCATTTGATTTTGAACAGGGTTAGGATTAATGTTAGTTAAAGTAGTATTTCTTTTTTCATCTATAGGTGCAGGTCTAGGTTGGCTGTACAGTTGCTGTTGTTGCAGGTAAGGGTTCTGAACCTCACCACCTTCAGCCATACCCATCATCTCTTGTATGGCTTGCATTTCTTGTGGAGATAACTCTTGATCATTTACAGGACCACCTGCAGGTACAGGTTCTCCACCTATACGTCCATTAGCTTCCATCTCAGCTAGACCCATCTTAGCTTGATCTCGTAGATCTTCAAAGAACTTGACACCGTAATACCTAACAACATCAGCAGGAACAACATATTCACCCTCAGAGAGTTGTGCAGGAATATCATCTCGTACTTCCTCTGCAAGAGAACCAGGTGGTACTTCGTTTCCTGATACTGGATCTACATCCATACCATCATCTGCTATTCCACCTTCTTGCATAAATGCCATTTCCATTTGATCTTCCATTACTGCACCGCCTTTATTAAATGTTCTAATATTCTGATAGACTGGATGCTCTTTACCTCGAACAGAAATAGTTCCAATCTGAGGACCAATCTCAATCTCGCCAACTACAGTAGGTCTAAGTCTTGGCTCTGTTTTTGAGTTAGGATACTTTTTAAGATTAACACCTTTAGAAAAATCTGTTTCTATTGTGTAAAAATGTTTACCCTTATTTTCTACTGAGATAAGAGTTGCAATGTCTTCCATTCCTTCAGGTGCTTTAGTCCATTTCCAACCTGCTTTCTTTTTAAACAAGTTAGTTTTTATTTGTGTCTTTCCTTTACCTACAGATCCTACTTCTTCCACGTTGTCATTAGATACTTTGAAAGATGGTCTACCCTCTGGTGAAATACTAAGTTTAGCACTTGATACATTTCTACCTGATAGCACTTCTCCTGTAGCAGGGTTTAGATAATCACCACCTTTAGGTCTTGATTCTTCTGGAAACATTCTCTCTGGTTTAGGAAAAACAGAAATCA